CCATAGCTATTACTTGACCTACAGAATTCATATAAGATTGTGTTTCTTTAGAATTATCAGTCAAATAAATTCCGCCTTTAGTTTTTTCAATTACACCTCTAGGTCTAATTAAAACTCTATAACCAACAGGTTGTGGTACTTTTTCTGGTGTAGGCACATCATTATCTGTTGCCCACTGTTCATTACTAATCATCTTCTTCGATTACTCCTTTCTGGTATCTATCTGCTACCTCATTTATTATTTCTAATGATTTATCTAAACCTTGTGCCATACCGTGCACACGTTTAAATTCTTTAATATCATCTAGACCTTTAGATAATAAATTTTTTCCTAAATCGTCTTTATAATCTTTAATCTGCTTTCTTATCGCTTGTAGAAGCCTCTCCATCTGTAACTTTCTGACTAATTACATCTAATAAGTCATCAAAATTTTTATTCATATCTTGACTTACTTTTGCAAATAATCTTGGTTTAATACATTTAATAGATAAATTTTTATTTTCTAAAAATTTTTTAGCTTGTCTTACTAATTCGTTTTTTATTGCCATTATGATTTTTCTCGTCTTGCAACTTTAGAAGCTGTCTCAACTAATTTAGCTTTAGTCTCAGCATCTTTTCTAGCATTTTGTCTTTCCTTATCTTTAACTCCTTCTGCAAATCTAGCTTTTCTAATATTTAATTCTTCTGCTTTTAATTGTAAACTAGCTTGTTTCTCTTGTTGTTCCATTTGCATTTTTTGTTGTTCAGGACTTGGTGGCATACTACCCATTAATTGTTGAGCAGCTTGTGCTGCAGCTGCAGCAATTCTATTTTCTTGTTCTATAGGTATTTCTTTAGTTTCTTCTTCTCTAAATTCATCATTAAATTGACCAGTAGAAGTAGGTACACCTTGAGGTACTTGAGCTTGCATTTGTTGTTGATATAAAAATGCCATATGCTGACCTATATGAGCCATCATTAATGGATATAAAACTTGTTTAGCTTCAGGGTTACCACCAAATCTTGGATCATTAATAAATTGTTGATGAACCATTAAATGTGCTTGATGATCTTGATCTTCAAATACTTTAATTGGTTTACCATTTAGTAAAGCCATATTTTCTGATACAGGATCTCGTCTAGGTACATCTTCATCTTCAATAATTAAATCTTGATAATCAGGAATATTTAAAGCTTGTAAAAATCTTCTATAAGCTTCTTTGGTATCTATAATACTAGGTGCTTGTTGTGCTAATTGAAGTCCTGTTTGAGCTAAAGCTATTCTTTGTGCTTGTGAAAATATATTAGGGTCACTTACTGGTACGACATTAATAGCAGAATCAAAATCTTTTCTTCTAACTGTTTTACGTTCTCCTATTACATCATATGGATATTCATCATCTAAATATTCTCCATTTAATTTATAAATTAATTGGAATTCTCTACCTTGAGCTTGATGTAATCTTTTATGTATAGCAGAAAATACTTTACTACCTTGTTCGATAATAGCTATAGTTGTTCCAACTGGACCTGATCCAGCAGAATCACCTACCATAGCATCAGCAATTGATGCAAAACGTCTACCTGATTCTGTTAGAACACCTAATAATTGTAATAATGTGGGTGAAGGTTCTTTAAAGGGAAGTGGGATAAATGACTTACGAAGATCATCTCCATAAGCTTCGACCTCCACCCATTCTCCGGGAGAAACTGTAATATCGCCACCTTCTATTCTTGCACCTTTAGCTCTAAAGCCACCGTTTAAATTTGCAAATGCAGCTGAATCTAATAAAGCTCTAAGTGCGCCTGTAGAAGCATGTTGTAAACCACCTATAGATTGAATTAAACCAAAACCATAGAAACCTAAACCCGGTAAATATTTATAATGAATAAAGTAAGTTATTTTTTTTCTTAAAGTATCATCTTCTTTCCAATTTCTTCTAATAGATAAAACTTGTGTTGAATCATAATCAATTGTAACAATATATGGTAAAGCTAATCCGCTATCATCTTCTCCTAAATCTAAATCAGCATGTACTTCTAAAAGAGTATGCATCTTATCTGCCATAGAAGGTGACATTCCTTCTAATCTTTGCATAGTTTGTTCTACAGTATCTTGATCTTTTCCATCTTCTGAGTTTTTAGATAAATTTATATCTCTGTAGAAACCTGATATTTGATGTTTTTTTAATTCATTGTTAGATATCTTCATTACTTGAGTATATCTATCAGCAGTTTCTAAATCAGTATTATTATATGAAATTACAAATTCTTCTGCTGGTACAAACTTACTACAAATTCTATCTAGAGTATTATCAAAATATATTTTTTTAAAAGCAGATCCTGATAGAGCTAGAAAAAATAACATTTGATCTAGTTCATTAAAATAATCTGTAATTTGATTAGTTACTTGATAATTCATAAAATCTTGAACACGTTGTGCTTGTTCTATTTTTTTATCAGAAGTTCTTCCCATAATTTGAGTTTTAACAGGACCACCTGATGGAAACATTTCTGCTATAGCTCTAGCTTGAAATTGAGTTGCTGCCTCTGACATTAATGGATGATGAACACCTGAAGCTCCCGGGAAAGGATCATTTCTATCTTCGACAACTACGCCTAACATTTTTAAACCTTTAGCGTATTGATCTTCCCAATCTTTTCTAGAAGATTTATCATCTTCAAAAGCTTTAATTAAATCTCTACCAATTCCTCTTACTTGAAATTCATCTAATTCTTCTGCTAAATTAGAATAGTGATTTGATTCAAAAGCTTCTTCTTCTTTTTCAGTTTCTTCTTGATCTACATCAACTCTAACTTTTTCACCATCTTCGTTAGTATATTCAAGTTTTTTTTTTTCTAATTCAACTTCTAAAGCCATTATTATTTTCTTTTTTTAGTTTTTTTCTTTTTCTTCTTAGGGAATCCTGCTTTCATATTAGCATAAGCTTCTTTTGAAATTGTTGATTTTGATTTAGGTCTTGATATACCTTTTCTTTTTCTTTTGTTGATATTTGCATATAATCCTGGTTTACTCATAATATTACTAAAGCCTCCTCTATTAATCATTGATTAAATTCATTCCATTTTATACCACCTGGTGCATACCATATATATCCTAATAGATATATAAAACAAAAATATTGATTTTAAAAGTGTTTATTTAGCTTTGATTATTTTTTGAATACTCTCTGAACCATCTATATTTTTAACGATTTCAGCTTCTACTTCGCCACACATAAAAGTTTTATTAACCATATCCATATTACGAGTAGCTTCACGTTTCATCTTCAGGCAAGTTGATAAGCTCTCCTGTATTCGATGTTCCACAAGTTCCCCATTGATAAATAGGCATAGTGCAAAAACCAGTTTTATCATTTTGTCTCCATTCGCATTCAGCGTATTCGTTGTTATAGTCGTATTCTTGTAAAGAACCTTCGTTAATGAGAGTTACCATTTAACTTTCCTAAGTTAGCTCTTACTGAATCTTTTAATTTTTCGACATCAATTCTTAGTCGTTCTACATCAGTTTGTAAACGTTCAATATTGACTCTGTTATTCATCATACCATCAACTCTTGTCGTTAATTTTTCTAGTCCTTCTGCTATGTGTTCTAACAACATAAATTGTTCTTGATCAATTGGTTTCTGTGCTGATGCTTCTAATAAATCTTGTTCAAATAATTTATTAGCTGTTTCTAATTGATTTAATCTTTCTATTACACCAAAAGCAAACCATGCTCCTACAATTACTGCAGAAATCAGTCCTATCAGATTCCTTAATGGAAGTCCGATTTGAGTATTTTCATTAATCTTCATAATAATTTTTCTAATAATAAATATGCTGCAGTCCCCACTCCAGCTAATAATACCCAATAGATTTTGTCTATCTTGCCACCCAATTTGTCAATATCTTGATGCATATGTACCAAATGATTATTTTTAATTGTATTAATATCTTTCTTTAGACCTGTGACATGTCCGTAAAGAGCTACCAGATGTTCTCCAGTTGTCTTTGGACTTTTGGCCATTATTATATTCCCTGTAACCTTGGATCACTAGAAGTAATATTTCTTGTAGCTTTAGGTCGAGCTATACTTTCTTTACTTCTTTTACGAAGTTGAGCGTTAGCAGATTGCTGCTTACGTCTTTCATCTATTTGTTTTTTAAGATCCCATTTTAAGTTCATAATAAATATTATATAACAAAAGTTTGGTTTATGGCTAGTGAATAATGACTAGCATCTCCATCTTCTACGTGCTTGTCGTATTCTACTATTTGGATTATTTCTAGTCTTTGCAGAGCTTCTTTTTAATTGACCTAAACTTCTCGCACAATAACTTCTACGTCTAGCTGCACGTTTTCCAGTAGGTTTTTTTTCTGTAACTGCAGTTTGTAATTTAGAACCTGGGTTAGCACGTCTATATGCCATAACACCTTTACGTGTCATTCCAGCTCCTTTTTTAGTTGGTCTAAAATTACCAGATTTAACAGAAGTTTTAATTGGTGTTTCTCGTCTTCTTTTAGGTCTTATTCTTGCCATAATTAAAATCCTACTCTACCTCTACCAGTTTTATTACTTACAGGTCCACCGTCAGATGCAAATCCGCCAGCTTGAGCAGTTGGTCCTATAGAAGTTCCGCCCCCACCTCCACCTCTATAAATATCTTGAGGTGTTGGTTGTATATTCATAGTTGCTGTTGGATAATTTTGAATAGCTCCTTGTGGATCTTGAGCAGTTATGTTTTGTATTCTTTGTGTTTCTTTATCTCTCATAATACCGCCCGCAATAAATGGAATAGCAAACGGACCTACTACAGAAGCTAATGATCCTTTTGTTGCAACTCCACCTATTACAGATAAAGCTCTAAATTGTTTACTTCTATCTGCATCTATTCCAAATTTATCTGCTAAAACATTATCATAAAAATTAACATTTTTATCTATTACACTTTGAGCTGTTTCTTTAAATTCTGTAACTTGTTCAAAATCAAAATCAAAACCTTTTGGAACTTTAGATACCATATCTTTTACAGGTTGAGTAACTTTATCAACCATTGGTGAAACTGTCTTATTAACTGTATCTATAACTCTATCAATGGGAGAAGATGAAATTTCTTTAGCTTTATATTGATCCACTAAATTTTTAGTATCTATAATTCCTGGTGATTTAGAACTCGTGCTTCCTGGTGATTTTAAAGATGTATCTGTTTTAGGTGCACCTGTAAACAAATCAGTTATTGGTCTTGTACCTTGACTAATTGGGATATCTTCTATAGATTCATATTTTTCATCAAAAGATTTTTTTGGAGAAACTTTTAAACTATCTCTTTCTCCTGGAGTCATAAACATTCTACATACTCCATCAACCGACATTGTTCCATCTGGACAAATAAATTCTTTCATTATCCTCTACCTTGTCTGTTATATTTTTTATAACTACGCTTTTCGCTTTTATTCAATTTCTTTTTATGTCTCCGTGGTCTTTTAGGCGGTTTATCTCTAGGTACAAAATGGACAAACTTTTGTTTAGCCATCTACTTTTTTTTCTTTTTCTTTTTACCTTTTTTAATTACACCACGAGCAATTAAAATATCTTTTTTAGTAACCTTACCATCGCCTGACATATCAGGAAATTTTTTCTTTTTTCTTTTCATTAACTTTTCTTTCCTCCGCCAGGACCTAACTTAATAGGAATCACTGGAGATTTTTGATCTCTTAAAATATTTTTTATTCCAGGATAATCTTTATTTTTACCAGAATAAATTTTTCCACCTTTAGTCTTGTAATCTGATAATTTATCTTTATCAGAAATATCAGCAACTAATTCTCTTTCTTTAGATTTACCTTCTTCGTAGCCATCGTCATCAATCATTTTAGCTGAAGAAGTATTTTCAAATTCTTCTGATCTATCTTTTTTAGACATTATAATATCTCCTTAAACTCTTTTAATTACTGATCTAGGTTTTCTAAGAACATTATCAGTAGTATCAAAATCTGTTTTAGCAGGATTAGTATGTGTAAAACCTTCTGATTTAGCTGTATCTATACCAGCTAATTTTTGACTTTTAAATTTTCCTTCTTTTTCTGCTTTTGCATAAAGTTTTGGTATTAGTTTTCCTATCATGATATCTCCACTTCTATTTTTAACGCTTTCATCATTTTCATTCTGTCAGCTTCTTCTTGTTCAACTTGTTTTACAATTTCATCTCCAGGATTAAGCATTGCTTTTTTTAACATTACAGCATCAGCTTTAGCTTCTGGAAACTTGTCGTAAAATCTTTTATTAGCATCATTAACATCTTGAATGCTATATTGTTTTACTCCAATTTTATTTTTCATTTTATTCTCCTTTTAATTTTTTTAATCTTTTTTTTATTATTTCTACATCTTTATCAGAGACAGGAGGTAAATCTTTTGTATTTCCAAGTTTCATTTTATCTATAATAGATTTATTTATTTTAGAATATGAATTAGTATCATCTTCTGATTTATTTGCAATTGCTCTTAAATCACTATCAGATACAGGATAAAGTTTTTTACTTTCACTTTTAACAGCTTTATCTGCAGCAGATTTTAATGTTTTTTTAGTTTCATCACTCATCTTTTAAGTCCTCCGGTGTGCTTAATTTTTTATTCAATATACCTTGAAAAACTGAATGTGTAAAGGTAGGAAGCATCATTTCGCTTATAGGCGATTTTACATGGCCACAAGACCAAGAAATACAAGGAACTCCCTTCTCGTCCCATGCTACTAAAGCATAGCCTTTTATATCTACTTTTGCGCTAATTCTAATACAAGAATCATGAAAAGCATTTACTACTTCGTCATCTTGACGTTGTTCAACTTCTTTAGTTACAATTTTTCTAGGCGTTACTCTATATGAATCAAGAGTAATAATGTTTGTTTTCGCCACGTTGCTTTCGTGTTTCATAATCTTCGTCCTCTGGATCATCGGGGTGAGTTACTAAAAATCCATCCC